GTTGTAGTACTTGCCGCAGTAATTAGAGATGCTGAATCACTCAAGTCTGTACTTGCAATTGTGATTGCAGCAGAACCATCGAATGCTTGTCCAGCAATATTAACTGATGCCGCAAGAGCGGTTGCAGTTGCAGCGTTACCTGTAGTAGAACCAGAAGTTCCAGAACAGTTACCTGTCACGTTACCAGTGAATACACCAGCGATTGCTCCAGTACCAGTAATAGTTGGACTTGTTAAAGTTTTGTTTGTTAGTGTTTGTGACGCAGTAAGGAGAGTAACAGTATCAGCAGTAAGTGTAGTTCCATCACCAAGTTTAGTGTAGACTTCTACAAAGTTATCATTGACCTTGTCACCACCAGTGCGTAAAGAATCACCAGTACCGTCATTTGCGGTAGTACCTAATCCTAATGCTTGATATGCCATGTTAGTTTTCCCTTAATTTCTTTATATTATTTATAAGACTTCTATATCAGTTTGTGTCAAAAGTTCTTACATTATCATCAAATTCTACATTATCTGAACTAAATCTCGTACCAGCAGAAGTAACTAAAATCTGACTTGGAGGAGGAATATTCACTCTTGTATTATATGCACCTTGTGGTATGATATATTTATCAATATTGTCAAATGAATCATTTGATGAATCCATTGTTGTTGTCGTTGAATCAAATTCGTTTGTGTTAGTTGCCTTCACAGAAACTTGATTAATTCTATATTGTCCCCACTGGTCTATAGTATACAAGTCACGAGATTGATCTGAACTTCCAGTTGCACTTCTAGTTAAGCCTGGATAGTTTGGTATAGTTTCTGAAGTTCCGATTGGTGGAACTGCAAATGCATACTTAGGAAGATTTGACAACCTATTACCAGAGTTATGAGAACCCCTATTAGTTCTTAGAACAACTGTATAATCTCTAGTCAGTGTAACATCTCTTTGTCCACTTGTCAAGTCAGAAGATAATGCAACTCCCACACCAGCATTGACTCTTGCAGTCGAATCATTTATAGTACCTAAACGTCTACCAAATATTGTAGTGAATAGGTTAGTGAATGTAGATGCAAGTTCTGGTGAGTATGTATCATCTCCATAGTAATCACCAATTGAACCAGCAGTTGGAGTTTGAATTGTTGCAGACACTAATGTTGAGAATGAAACTTCTCCAAATACATTCCAACCAGCAGGGTGAACAGAACGTCTTACCGACTCTCTCCACTCATTGATTGATTGTCCAATACGAACCACATAAGAATAGTCTTGATAATAGAATGAGTCTTGAACTTTCATTTCAGATTCAGACACCTTACCTTGGTCGTTTATAAAACTACCAACGGTTTGTCCAACTGTTCCAATTGTTGATGTTGCTTCTGCATGTGTAGATTGGAATACTGTTGCAGTTGCACCAGTAATAGATTGTATTGGGTCATCCTTATTAAAATCTACAGTAGTATCAAGTTCCAAAATATTTGTTGTTGGGTTGAAGTTTACAACCACACCATTATGACTTACTAGTGTATCACCAGCAGTAAAAGAACCAGATACATTCTTAACTAATATATTTCTATTGAGTGTAAAGTTTGGAGCAGATGCATAATCCAAACCAAAGTTAGTAATTGAGATTCCCTCAATGTGTCCAACCATTGGAGTTTGTGTTGATGCAGAAAATAGACTTGAACCAGTACCACTTGTAGTTGCACTATCAGAAACTAAAGGTAGAGTTAAAAACCCATTACCTTTATTAACCATTTCAATCTTAGTAATCTCACCAGCTTCAGATGCAACACCCAAATCAGTAAAGGTTTGTGCTTCGATTACAATCTGTCCACCATCTTCCATTACAAGATGATCTAGTTCACCAACAGTTTCTTCTTGGTTGACATAGAACCTATCTTCTGTTATAATAGACTCACCATCTTCACTTATAAAATGGTCTGGAGCAGTTGATTGTTCTAGATTTAATCCACCACCAACTACAGAAATCCTTGCACGAACATCTTTACCTTCAGTGTTGTCTACATTAAATCTAAGTTCTTCACCAGCACTATATCCTGTACCACCATTCTCAATTAATATTTCATCAATAGAACCAGCACCAGCAGATTCAACACGAGCAGTTGCTGCATTGTTTCCAGAACCACCAGTTACACGAACAGGGTCACTTGTAGAATAATAAGCACCACCAGTTGAAACAGTTCCTTCAACAACAATGGATTTGATAATACCAGAGATTTCTAAATCTAATCCAGTATCAATTGTAGTTCCAGATTCACCAGATTGGAATGTTCCAGTAACAGAGTTCGCATCTAGATTCAATTCAGCAATCTGAGTTGCGCCTTCTCTAAACTTAATAACAGTTGCAATGATTGCTGTCGCACCAGATGTTTCACCAGTGATTGTTTCACCGATTGCATTATTGAAATCTGAAGTTCCAGTTTCAACAATACGAATAACTTTATCTGTAGTCCACTTACCGTCAGATGGGCGTAATAGATTATCTCTAGGATAAGCAATAGTTGCTTCTTCATCAAAGAGAATACGGAAGAATAATTTGTGTCCCTTTTCTGTACCCTTTGCAGCGTACATGTCTTTAATGTTTTTAATTAGTTTTCTTTTTGATAAACCGTCTGCAACCGTGTTGGGCATTGCCTCCATAAAGGAGTCTCTAAATTTATCTAAGAATGAATATACTGTATTATCAACATCTGCGTACTCAAGAAGTTGTTGGATGTTTTGTACAGGGTTTGCACGATATGATGAAACAGTTGATGATGCACCAGATGTGCTACCAGTGATTGTTTCACCTGTCTCAAACAATTGTTGAGATGTGATGAACAATCTATTGTTACCGTCAAAGTCATCTACAAGAACACGAGCAGTTGCGTTAGTTATTGAACCAGTGATTGTTTCACCAGCAACAAACTTACCCACAGACTCTTCAAGGACAATATTCTCACCTGTCTCATCTAAGACAAAGTTCTTTGTAAGAGTTTCCTCTACAAGAAAGTCATTAGAACCAGTAAGAGTAAGTTCTCCTGCTTCTAAGAATTCATAATAATATTTTAAGAATAAAGAAAAGAGTGCGTGATCTTCCCGAACAAAGTCTGGAAGTTGTGACTCAATATGAGGAGATACCTTATTCTGTAATGTAGGTGTACCCGACATCTATTAATTCCTAATAAGAAGAAGTAGTGGTATATCCAGTTCCAGCAGAAGAACCGCCAGACTCGATTGTATCTACTTCAGCAGTTACCGTTGAATTTGCAAAATCAATTTCCACTAGTTGGTTTCTAACAGGAACAATATCATTCGACTTTGGTTGTGTTATAATTTCAATACTATTTGTATTTACAGTTGATGTAATAGTTAGAGAGGGTAGAGTAATTAGTCCTGTAGAATAATTAATAGTTCCAACTGCATCTCCCACATATGTTCTTGTAGTACCACCAACATTATAATATGTACGAATGTTACCAGCACCATCATCATCTAAGTAAACTGTATTTGAGTTTCCACTTATTGTAAATCCAGTTGAAGAAACGATGCCTCCCATAAGCGAGTTGTGTCCAGAGTGTGGATTATATAAGGCATTAGAAAAATCTAAAATATATTGTGACGGAGCATTTAATACTGGAGTAATTGTTTTTGATATCTTTAATGTTGTAATGTTAGAAAGAATAGAACTATCTGTTGCATCAATCAAACGTGAAAGTTTTGAAAATCTAAAGATACCATCGAACTGTGCTAAGTCAGATTTATTATAGTTTGTCAATGTTGTTATAACATTTGTTCCTATTGTTGTTGCTGTCTTTGTTGTAGACTTGGCATCATACTTAACAGTTGATGTTAATCTCAACTTTGTAGTTTCTGGGTCAACAATTGTAGGTCTAACAGATGCAATATTATATCCATCCAATAGTTTAACAATACTATCTTTTTGTGCTTGAGTTAATGTGATACCAGACTTTGTTTTAATCGCAAGATATACTTGTCCATAACGTGGAGGGTTATTATCTTCACCACCCCAAACTTGGATTGCGTCTGTGTCTGCATAAACTTGCGGTACGATTGTTTTATAATCTTGTGTTGTTACTGCTCTACCCTGTGAAGAATAATCAAGAGGAGCATTAAATTTTATTGATTCTATTGTCTCTGCTTCTGCACCACCAGTTGCTCTAACTAATGTGGAGATTGAAATATCAGTCTCACCAGAAACGGAAGTTCCACTGAATACAGTTGCACCGTTTGCTTTACCTTTATTCGTAACAATATATTCTAGGATTACAATATTACCATCAGATGGTTTTGTTCCTATAACACCATCACCAAAGTAAACTTCAAACTTTCCGTCTGCAACTTCTTGTAGGAAGTAAACATTAGATGAAGCTTTAACTTCTGATATATCTTTTGCAAGAGTATAAGTTGTAGTGAAAACATCTGAATTAGAATTCTGAATTGAAACTTTTAATGTAGTTGTGTCTGCACGAGCATCTGTTACCATATACTTCTTATCTAGGTTTGCATTGTCAACAGTATACTTTGCTGTAACAAGAGAACCTTCATAGATAGGAAGATTAACAAATCGTGTAACTCCATTGATAGGAGCAACAGTTTGTGCTTCGTTAACTACAAACCCATATGTAGAACCATCAATCTGTGTAGTGAACTTAGTTCCCTTTGCAATCGTTGCTGAACTTCCAGTAAATGAATTAAGTGATACGTCTACATATGCAACAGCAGTTCGAGCAGAACGTGGAGTATAACCTAAAGTCTTTGCATGGGATACGACTGAAGAACGTAGAGTCGCAGTATCTAAGAATGCTTCGTTGACTGCCATGTTTGCATTCATTGCTAGATAATGAGTATTGTATGCAAGCAAATCAATAATAGTAGAAAGTCCCGAACCTTCAAAATCATAGTCCGTAAACTCTGTTTGGTTTTTCATGTATGTCTTTAAGTTAGTTTTGATATCATCAAAGTCCAACTCAGTGACTTGTAGTTTAGTTGCCATTGTACGCTCTCTTACCTTAATCTATCCAAATGAATATCTAATGTCTGTTGTTCTACTGGACTGTTCTCTATATAAAATTCAATAGTGACATTGTACCTGTTCTGATCAATATCTCCTGTTACGATAACATTTGATAACTCTGCTCTTGGTTCAAAATTTACTATACACTCTTCAACTCTTCTTGCAAGAAGATTTGCTGTTGAAGGTGAGACAGGTTCAAACAAAGTTGCTCTAATGTCTGAACCAATCTCTGGGTGAAACGGTCTTTCATAAAAATTTGTATTGATGAGATTTCTTACGCTTCTCTTAACTGCATCAACATCAGACAACTTAGCAATGTCACCAGTAATAGGATGCCTTGCAAAAGATAAACTAATATCCTTGAAAATATTCGTACTTCTGCTGATTGATACTGCCATAGTTTTCTCCTACAGTTATTTATAAGGAACTCACCAACCCACGATTAACAATATGCTGTTCTGCGATATCGTCTTTCGATTGACCATGATATGAAACTGCATGGTGATTTTTAATCATTAAGTCATTGATTGATGTATCTGCGAAGTCAGTTGTTCTCCACAACTCCCCAAGAATACGTCCGTACTTACCTTCTGCATCCTTATGTGTTTTAAGAACAATACCACCTTCGTCATCTAACAATCTAGTGATATAATCCTTTGCCATCAATCCATATTTCTTTTCGTCTAAATCCCTTGTACGACTTTCTGGTGTGTCAATGCCAAACATACGAATACGTTCTTTCTTCAACCACACACCGAAACCCAAATCGATATCTACATCAACTGTGTCGCCGTCTACTATCTTTACTACTTTAACTCTATACTCGTACATGTCTCTCTCCTATGTTTTAACTATTGGAGCCCATACCCATTTATCATCTGCCAACTCAAAGTTTATACTTTCTATAAACTGAGCAGGAGCTGATTCTGAGATTACGTTCTCATAAGTTATTGCCGTGTTCAAAACGACAACTGTTGCTATCAATGTATACCACATATGATTTCCTTATATTATTTTATCCACCAGCCGAGGTATTACCAGAACCAGAAGCGGATGCATTTGCAACCCAACTTCCATGTCCACCAGTACCATCGCCTACCCTGTGTACACCAATACCATTAACCTTAACCGTACCACTTCCGCCTACCGCTGGGTCACCACAACCTGTAGTGTCACCGATTCTAACAACCGCAGCTCCGTTACAAGATACGTTTGGAGAACCAACCGCATAGGGAGTTTGGTGAAAGGGGTTTGGTGTGGGGGATGCATGTCCAACATGACTATCCAATCCCACTCGACTAATTGCTGGCATACTCTCTCCTACGCAAGATTATAGAAATTACCAACTTCACCATACCTTCTGTGATTATGGAAAGTCATTACTTGCGCTCTGTTACCACTTTCTTTTAATGAAATGTGAATCCAAGGATTTCCACTTCCTGTGTTTTTATATTCCAATAACATTTGGTCATGTGGAATGTTTTCACTTATCCAAATTGCGATATCATAATATTCTTTTTTAGATACACCAGAGAATTGTAAATCCGCAGCGTTACCTGTATTGTGTTGAGAACCACCAGACCTATTTCTGAATGCATTTGTTACCATAACATTAGGATACTGTTCCTTGATTGGGTCAAGTACATTGACTGCTAGTGTTTTGAGGTTATCAATAATCTCTTGTTGTTTCTTACCCATGTTACCACCCTTTGGAATAGCGGACTTTGCAACAATGGAATGTTTCGATAGTTGTCCAAGGTTATAGTGTTTAGATAATGGAAGTTTATAATTTACACTTCCGTTATAATCACCAGCATCATCATAGTTTGTTGTTGGTGTTGTTTCAGCACTTGGACTTGCAGTTGAGGATGTAGGTGAAGTTGAATAGTTACCATTTAATGGATCGCCATGTTCAACACCTTCATCTGGAATACGAGGTTGCGATAGAACTCTACGAGATGCACCACTTGTATTAATCTTTCCTGTCAATGCATTGTATGAATAGTCAGAGAATGAAGTCGGTTTGATTTCTCCAGATGTAACCGCTGCTTTCAATTCGTCCTCACTCTTCTCTTCATCATCACTTGCGTAAAATTCATCTGCGTCTGCAAGAGGAACGAATGCAAGAGGGTCAAGTATCTCCGCTGACTTAGGTGCTTCTATAGTTGTAACGAATCCATCCGTGTCATACTCATCAATACTAATACTCCACTTCTTAATTCCATTTGCGATATCACCAGAATCATGGAACGTAGGTGCGGGCGCAATACCAATCCCTGCTGGAGTTGGAGTTACACGAGGAATGATTGGAACTACAGGTGTAATCGTAACCGCACTTCTTCCATTAGTATTCAAGTCAACAGTCGAACCATCTAAGTTCATTGCACCACCCGAACCAATGTTCAGTGTTGCAGCTGTATCATATATCATTGCACCAGTAGATGCAAGAGTGTAAGTACCTTCAGTAGATAGTGCAGTTGCACCAGTGATTGTAGAAGTGAATGTACCTTCAGAATTAAATGTAACATCACTAGTAACATTTGTTCCCATCGTACCAGCAATATCCGTGAGAGAGTTTCCGTCAATCACCATATCATAATTACCAAGTACAGAGTTAGTAAAGTTTGCACTGGTAATGATTTGCATATCATCTACAGATTGTTGTAAGAACTTTCCGATAGATGTTTGTGTCATTGTTGTTTGAGTTGTGAACTCCATAGACTGATTAGAGAACATACGAATATTCTCACCAGCATGAAAGTCAATATTCTTTCCGACATTGAACTTTAGATTCTCATCAACCTGTGCATCCATGTTGCCACGCACATAAAGAGATGCGTCACCATCAACGAATACATTTACATTACCACGAACACGAACTTCTTTCTTACCGTGTACAATCTCATAACCATCACCGACAATCTTTGAAACTCGTGTACCGTCTGGATGAACTTCATAGAAAGTTCCAGAACGATGATACTCATGTATACGTTCATGCCCAGGCGTGTCATCAAACTCTTGGATGTGTCCGCTCTCT